CTATATTTGGCTCGGTCATTATAACGACGAGGCCGATGATCCGCTTATCAAAAGGGATTGGTTCGATGCAGCTATCGATGCTCATGAAAAACTTAATATCAAAGTCGGTGGTCATCGTGTTGTGGCTCATGATCCTAGTGATGTCGGTAATGATGATAAGGCCCTATGTGAAATCAACGGAATATTAGTCGAGAATGTATTAGCTAAAGCTGATGGTGATGCATGTGACGGCGCAGACTGGGCCACACTAGAAGCTAAGCGCTTCAATGCTGATACCTTCGTATGGGATTGTGATGGGCTCGGTGTATCCCTAAAGCGCGAAGTAGAGAGAGGTCTGAGTGGTACAAACATAACACCAGATATGTTCAAAGGGTCTAATGGTGCCGAAAACCCTCTCAGTGATTACGCGGCACTTGGGTCATCTAAGCGAGCGAAAAACAAAGATACCTTTAAGAATAAACGCGCCCAATATTACATTAGGCTCAGAGATAGATTCTTTAAGACTTACAGAGCTGTTGTCAAAGGTGAGTATCATGACCCAGATGAGTTGATTTCTATTAAGTCTGATATAAAATTACTTGACGCATTGAGGTCTGAGGTGTGTGCTATAGAACTAGAACCAAATGGTGCCGGTAAGCTTCAAATCCTATCCAAGGAAAAAATGCGAAAAACTGGCATGAAGTCACCTAATCTAGCCGACTCCTTGATGATGACTCAGATTAACCGGAAAGATGATGTGGTTGATATTGATTTAAACTTTGATAGCTTGTGGGAATGAACTTGGCGAGGGACTAAATTATGGAAGAAGTCACTATTAGTGAGATAATTGCGTTTGAAGAAGGTTTCCGGTCCGAGCCGTACTTGTGCTCAGAAGGATATGCTACTGTCGGCTACGGCTTAAAACTATCCAAGACACCTATTACAGAGATTGAATTGGACAAGTATTACGCATTTGAGCTCAGTCAGGAAGCAGCTTTCGAAGACCTGTGTGTAAAGATTGAAGACAAGCATGACATAATGATGAACGGTGACCTGTTTGTTTGTCACGTGTACAAATGTGCTGACGAAATTAGACAATGTGCACTGTTGAACATGGCCTACCAGATGGGTTTGGTCGGTCTTAACAAGTTCCGCAATATGTTAACAGCTATACTCAACAAGGATTTCAACAAGGCCGCGGATGAAGCATTGGATAGTAGGTGGGCGAGACAAACACCAGAGAGAGCGGGTCGTGTGAGCAGGTTGATTCGCACCGGGGACTTCTCCGAGTATGATGAGTTGTGCGATTAATGTATACTATCCATCACAAACTGATAGGTTAGTCAAATGACAGATTTCACAGATTACAGTACTGTTCAGCAGCTACTAAAAGAAGCACAAGATGCTGATCATGATTTGCGGGAGAACGCTAGGGAAGCTCACCATTTCCTAGATAACAGACAAGGTCAATGGGAACCATCCATCATTAATAAGATGTCTGGACGCCCTCGTTATACTTTCGATATGTGTAACCCTGTGGTAGATCAGATAGCAGGGGAGATAGATGGCGCAGATTTCGATATACGCATTAAACCAGCTGGAGGGGATGCTACAGTTGATCTAGCTAAAACCTATGATGGAATGGTAAGAAATATTGAATCAATATCGAACGCATCTAGGGTATTTTCTCAAGCAGCTAGGAATATGGTTGTATCTGGGTTGGCTGGATGGAGAGTTGCGACTGACTGGGTAGACTCCGACTCATTTGATCAAGATATCGTGATCAAACCTATTAGTAACTATATCGATAGGGTCTGGTTCGACCCTTCCGCTGAAATGCAAGACATGAGCGATGCGAAATACTGTTTCGTTCTACAAGCCATGTCTAAGGGTGAGTACGAAAGTAAATTTCCAGAAGGGTCTCAGGCATCTATTGGTTCCGATAGATCAGAGCAGGTATATGATCACAAACCTAACGTCATCGTGGTAGGTGAGTTCTTGTATAAGAAGGATTTCAATAAAGAACTTGTACAAATGTCAAACGGGGCCATTTACCAAGTTGATGAGAAGTTCGAGTCAGTCAAGAAAGAGTTAGAAGCATTAGGTGTAACTGAGCAGAGACGCCGAGTAAGAAAAGCTCATAAAGTTGTAACAAGACTATTCGATGGTAGGGGCTGGTTAGGAGATGAGGTTGAAACAGTATTCGAATGGTTACCAGTGATTCCTACTATCGGTAATTTCAATATATCTGAAAACAAAGTCATATACAGGGGTGTTGTTGAGAAGTTAATAGACCCTCAGCGAGTTTACAACTATGCGAAATCAAGGCAAATAGAGGAGGGTGCCTTATCTCCCAGAGAGAAATATTGGATGACCAGGGAGCAAGCTAAATCTGATCTAAATACACTTAGAACATTGAACACTAATGCTAACCCTGTTCAAACGTACACACATGTGGAGGGACAACCAGTACCTACCCTACAAGGGGGTGCTAAGGTTAACCCTGGTCTACAGGTGACGGCCCAAGATGCTGCCAATTCATTGAACATGGCCGCAGGTTTATTCTCCAGTAATATGGGTGATAACCCTGGACTACAGTCCGGTGTAGCTATTGAGTTACAACAAAACAAAGGTGATAACGGTACTATCAAGTATTTCAAGTCACAGGAAGTAGCTATCTGCCACACTGCTCGCATTATCACTAAGGCTATCCCCAGGATTTACGATACCAAGCGTACAGTTCGTATTCTTGGTGAGGATGGCTCTGAGGATATGGTCACTCTACACGACAAAGTATTTGATCAAGATAGCGGCAAGGTCGTGGAGATAAACGACCTTAGTAAAGGTGCTTATGATGTAACCTGCACAATGGGACCGGCGTTTAGAAATCGTCAAACCGAGACAATAAAGGCTATAACAGAATTGGCGGCGGTCGATCCTCGTATCCTGGAGGTTGGTGCGGATGTTCTACTTAACAATATTCAAAGCCCTGGTATAGATGTATTGGCTGATCGTGTTAGAGGTCAAATGGTACGTAATGGACTTGTTCCAGAGGAACAAATGACCGAAGACGAACAGCTTATGATGCAACAACTACAGCTTGCTCAGCAACAGGCCGCACAACCCGATGCCGCACAACAGATAGCAGAAGCTGAACTTAAAAAGGCCGAAGCAACTACAGCGGACATATTGAGTAAGATAGAAGAACGTCAAGCTAGAGCCCAGTTGGAAACCCAAAAACTTGCTATGGAGACCCAACAGAGGCAACTTGAGAATGAGATGAATGCAATGAAGCTTGAGTCAGAAAACCTTAAAAGGGAGATAGATGGACTCAAATCATTAAAAGAGGCTATTGGTGCTAACGCTATAGTTGGCCCTACTAATACTCAAGCATATAAGCAGCAAGCCGATATGATACTTGACTCACAAGATTCCGCTGATAAGGAAGCTGATTTGATAGTGGATCAACTACTTGCGGATAAAGGTGTTAATTTGTAGTGTTTTGACCGCTTCGGCGGTCTTTTTATTGCACTTTACTAATTGACGATATAAAATATCTATCAAGGTACGCGACCTTATCGCGGATAACTAACGTTTTATACGGCCATGAGAAGGATAAGATATGTCAGAGCTACACACTGAAACCGATGATATTGAAGTATTAGGACAGGAACCAGAAGCAGTAGAACCACAGGAAGCGGAATCAGTTGATGAGGTATCAGGAACCGGGGAAACCGGATCGGATTTAGCTACCGAAGAAAAAGAGGAACAAGAAGGTGTAAACCAGGATGCGGTTCAACGTGCTATCAACAAGCAGCACGCCAAATATCGCGAAGAGGAACGTAAGCGTAAATCCCTAGAGAAAGAACTAGAGGAAATACGTGCTAAGTTACCTAAGGAGCCTGAGGTACCTGAAATTCCACCTGTCCCAGACCCCTGGGCTGAAAATTACGAAGAGCTTATAAAGAAGCGTGATGAAGCTTTACAAGCTAAAGCTAAACATGATCTTGAGCGAGATGCGAAAATTCTTCGTCAGGAGGAGTTAGCACAAAAGGAGAACTCTAAGCGTCAAGAAGAGATTCAAACCCTGGCAACTAATTATGATAATCGAGCTAAAGGATTAGGTCTTGATGCCGAAGAGATTCATAAGGCAGGTAAGGTCGTGATCGATTATGGTATTAATGATCAATTGATAGAATTTCTACTTGCCGATGAAGAGGGACCTTTGTTAACTCAGTATTTAGCATCAAATCCGGCTGAGCTTGATGATTTGCGAGACATACCCATTGCACAGGCTGCTATCCGCATTCACACAAGTATTCGGAATAATGCTCAGGCTTTAAAGCCAAAAACCAGTTCAGCACCAGACCCTGCTCCAGTATTGAGCGGTAACGGCGTTGGTGAAACAATACCTGACACCATTAAAGGTGCAACTTTCGAATAACCATTGTAAGAGACCAAACTCATGGCTAATAACTTAAACTCAAACATCACTCGCCCCTTAGCAAAAGTCTTCCTTGAAGCTTTTGAATCTAACCGGGTACTTTCTAAGTCTGTAGACACTCAGTTGTTACAGGGTCGATTCACCCCTTCAACAGGTAGTCGAGTAGACTTTAAGCGTCCTCACGATTATGCGACCATCCGAACAGCGGGCGGCGATATCAGCGCTAGTAACAAATCTGACATCATCGCTGGTAAAGCCGCTGGTATCGTCCAAGACTACTTCACTGTTGCCACTGAATGGGAAAACATAGAAGAGGCTTTGGAACTAGATCAGTTAGAAGAAATTTTACGCCCAATGGCTCGCCGTATCGTTACCGATTTAGAAGTTGACTTCAGTAACTATATGTTGAAAAACTGTAACTTACATTACGGTACCCCTGGTACTGCTGTAACCCAGTGGAGTCATGTTGCAGGAGCAGCAGCACTCATGGATAGCATAGGCGTTCCAATGGACAACGATCGCTACTATGTGATGAACCCTTTCACCACTATTAACCTTGCTGATACTCAATCTGGATTGGCTTCGGGTAATAACAACTTGGTTAACAC